GCAGGAGCTCCAAGGTCCGAGGCTCAAGCTCCTCGTGGTCGACGAAGCGCAGGACCTGACGCCCTTGCAGTGGCGGATGGTGGAGCTGTTGGCCGAGCGGTCCGACCGCGTCCTCTTCGCAGGCGACGACGATCAGGCGATCCACCGCTGGGCTGGCGTCAAGGTTAAGCTCTTCATGGAAAGCTCGCGCAACATCGAGGTGCTTTCCCAGAGCTTCCGCTTGCCCCGCCCCGTCTACGAGACGTGCATCGGTATCTCCAGCCGCATTCGCGACCGCCTGCCCAAGGAGTTCCATCCGGCCGGGCACGAAGGTTCGGTGAGCAGGGTCATCGGGCCTCGGCACCTTGACCTGCGGGAGGGCAAGTGGATGGTGCTGGCCCGGACCAACTCCTACGTGCAGGAGTGGGCCCAGCGCCTGCGGCAGGACGGCTACATGTTCAAGGTCTACGGCCGCAACTCCGTCGATCCCAAGCTGGCCGATGCGATCAAAGGGTGGCGGACCCTGCAGACAGGCGGGGCTCTCCCGGTGGGCGCGATCAAGGCGCTCTACGAGATGCTGCCCAAGCAAGGCGACGCTGCGGCCCTCAAGCGTGGGTCCACCAAGCTCCTCGAAGCCTTTAACCCCGAGGGCCTTTACGACTACGACCATCTCGTGGCCTCGGCCGGGATGATCGCGGGGCGTGGCATGGATGCGCTTCAGGTCTTGAACCTCGGGAGCTTCGACGCCGACTACATCCGTGGCCTCGAGCGCCGGGGCGAAGACATCTCTGGCGAACCTCGAATCAAACTCTCGACCGGGCATGCCGCCAAGGGCGGTGAGGAGGACAACGTCGCAGTCGATCTGTCCTCGACCAAGGCCTGCGTCAACACCCAGTTCCCCGACGACGAGCACCGGACCATGTACGTGTGCGGAAGCCGGGCCAAGAAGAACCTCGTGTTCGTCCACACAGACAAGGAGTATCGTTATGTCCTCTGATCCGAAGCGAATCCAAATCTTGAAGCGCGCCGCCGAGGTGACGGGCGGGGAGAGGCAGGATTCCTACGGCCCTGTCAAAGACAACCTGACGAACATCGCCGAGTTTTGGCAGACGTACCTGACGCAGCGCAACGGAAACCCCGTCATGGTCGAGGCCGAGGATGTGGCATGGATGATGGTCCTGCTCAAGTCCGCCCGGTCTTTTGCTGGCGGGTACCACGAGGACAACTATGTCGATGCGGCGGCATATGCCGCCATCGCAGGGGAGTGTGCACAGTGACCAAGGATCGCTTCGACGTCAGCACGGACGACTTCCTGCTGAAGATGGACCTGTCCAACCCGGACGTCGAGTGGTTCATGCCCTCTGAGTTCCCTGACCTGACGCGCCACACGCTGATGGCCATCGACCTCGAGACGAGGGACCCGCAACTGACGGAGATGGGCCCCGGCTGGGCAACCAAGAACGGCGAGATCATCGGCATCGCCATCGCGGCCGGGGACTTCTCCGGCTACTTCCCCATCGCCCATGCAAAAGGGCCGAACCTCGACAAGAAGACGACGATGCGCTGGTTGGCCAAGCAACTCGCCACGCCCCACATGACGAAGGTCATGCACAACGCCAGCTACGATACGGGCTGGCTCATGGCCGAGGGTGTTAATATTCAAGGCCCAATCATTGACACGATGCTGTCCGCCCCGCTCTTGGACGAGAACCGCATGTCCTACCGCCTCGACCTCTTGGGCAAGGACTACCTCGGAATGCGGAAGGACGAGAAAATCCTGAAGCAGGCTGCGGCCGAGTGGGGCATCGACCCAAAGTCCGAGATGTGGATGCTGCCGCCCCGCTACGTGGGCGTCTACGCCGAGACCGACGCCGTGCTGACACTCAAGCTCTGGGAGCGCTTCAAGCCCATGCTCGAGGAGCAAAGCCTGATGTCCGTCCTGACGCTCGAGCACAGGGTCCTGCCCGCCGTGATCGACATGCGGATGCGCGGGGTCAAGGTCGATCTGGACAAGGCGGAGCAGGCGAAGAAGGAGCTTCGCAAGCGGGCCAACGAGATGTCCGACTGGATCGGCAGGGAGTCCGGGGTCAAGGTCGATCCTTGGTCGGCCGCCTCGGTGCAGAAGATGTTCGATGCTCTCGGGCTGGAGTACCCAAGGACCGAGGCCGGAGCGCCGTCGTTCACCAAGCAATTCCTGCAGGCCATGGAGCACCCGGTGGCCAAGGCCCTCGTCACGCTGCGCGAGATGGACAAGGCGGACAGCACGTTCATCGACTCGATCCTGCGCTACCAGAAGAACGGGCGCATCCACTGCGAGATGCACCAGCTCCGCTCCGACGACGGCGGCACGGTGACCGGGCGCTTCTCTTCTTCGAACCCGAACCTCCAGCAAATCCCGGCCCGGGACCCCTACATCAAGAAAGTAATCCGGGGACTTTTTGTCCCGGAGGATGGCTGCAAGTGGGGATCGTTCGACTACTCGTCCCAAGAACCGCGGCTCTTGGTGCACTTCGCGGCCAGCCACCCCGACACGGAGCGCGATCCTCTGGTCAAGTCCATCGTCGAGGAGTACCAGCGCGGGGATGCCGACCTGCACCAGATGGTAGCAGACATGGCAGGCATCAGCCGGAAGGCTGCCAAGACCATCAACCTCGGCATCATGTACGGCATGGGCGTCGGCAAGCTGGCCAACCAGCTCGGGCTGTCCGACGTGCAGGCCAAGGCGCTCATGACAGAGTATCAAGAGAAGGTGCCGTTCGTGAAGAAGCTGGCAACTCTTGCTTCGACCCGGGCCGAAAGAGAGGGGCGCATCCGCACCATTCTTGGCCGCTTGTGCCGCTTTGATCTTTGGGAACCCGCGACCTTCGGGTACAATAAGCCCATGAAGTACGACGACGCGCAGCGCGAGTACGGTGGGATGGGTCGCCTGAGACGGGCGTTCACCTACAAAGCCTTGAACCGTGTGATCCAAGGCTCCGCTGCCGATCAGAACAAGCTCGCCATGGCAGAATGCTACGAGGAGGGACTGGTCCCGCTCCTCACGGTGCATGACGAACTGTGCTTCAACGTGGAGTCCGACGAGCAGGCAGCCCGCATCACCAAGATCATGGAAGAAGGGCTGTCCCTCAAGGTTCCCAGCAAGGTGGACCAAGAGCTTGGCAACAATTGGGGTGAGGTTGGATGAACGGACAAGAGGTTAAGAGCGTGGGGTTCAAGGACATGGACCCCCTGCAGATCGAAGCGTTTACGAGGGTGGTGGCGCATGCCCTCAACCTCGCCGACGCGTACAGCGCAGACGCCTTTGAAGAGGTCTTTCAAGACATCGACGAGTTGGTTCAACTGTTCGGGGCCCACGGATTGACCGTCGAGGTCAATCCGAAGTTTGAGTTCTAACCCCCGAGGCGCTGTGCAATTTCCATATTCGCCATCTGCGACGCGAGGTCCCCTCCGAGAAGGCTCGGAGACAAGGAGGCTCTATTCGCTGGTGCCGTCGGCAGCTGTGGTGCCGAGGGTGCTGGCATTGAACCGAAGGCGGGGGGCGGCGGTGCCGCCCCTTGTGTCGATCTGCTGCCGCTGCCCCCGCCACTCGGTGCTTCGAGATCGTCGAACACGCCCTTGAACTTCCCGCCCGTGGCTGGCGCTTCGAGATCGTCGAACACGCCCTTGAACTTCCCGCCCGTGGCCGGAGCCTCAACGCTCGGGGCCTCGATGTCAGGCACACTCTCCAAAGGAACCTCGAGAAGGCTGTTCCGAAGGTCGAGGATTTCAGACTGCGGGAAGCGGTCGATGGTTCCCGCGTCCTGCATCTCTTGGTAGTTGCGCTCGCTTATGGTGAAGGGTTCGAACATGCCCCGCATCAACGCGCCGAATCCACCAATGTTGTTCTTCTTGAGAATCTGTCGGATTTCGTCCTCGGGAAGGCCCATCGTTTGGAGGTCTTTGATCATCCGGTAGTACGCGCGATCCACCCGGAGCTTTGCCTGATTGGCCTCAACGTAGGCGTTCAGGAAAGTTTCGGAGGTGGCGTTGGCGTCGTCGGTCACGCGGTTGAACATCCGCTTGGCATCCGTCTGCGCCTGCTGCATCTGGAAAGCGTTGAACTCCAATCCCTTTTTCGGATCGAACTCCATCGGGGTGATCCCGGTGAACTGCCGGAAGATTTCGGTCGTCAGCTCGCGTTCGCGGCCGAGCTTGTCCTCCGGATCAACAAGGTCCGGGGACAGGCTGCCGATGACGCCGCGGGCAAAGCGGCTTGGCTCGAACTCACCTCCGGACACATTCACCGGAACAAAACCCGGGATTATGGTTTCAAAGACGTGCTTGAGCATCTTGAAACCCTTGTCACCGAAGCTGTCCTGCGGATTGTAGACTTCAGCCCCGGTGCTGGTGCGGCCGTCTCGGAGACTAATGTCGACAAGTGCTTCTGTCAGCATGGCTTCCGAAAGGAAAGGGGAGAAGAGTTCCGTAAGGGTGCCGACCATGACACTGGCCAAAGCCTGACCCGGGTCCTTGCCCTCTGCCGCAGCGTTCTCGGCCTCGTTGATAGCACGGTTCGCGAAGCGCGAAAGGATGTCGTATGGGTTCGAGTTGCTCAGGTTGATGTATTTGATCTTCCCGTCCTCGGTCCGCTCGACCGGGACAAGGATAGAGCCCTTCTCCCAAGGCGCGGCGAAGGAACGCTGGTAGGCGTCCATCTCCTCGCGGGACACGCCAGAAATCTGGTGAGCTGTCTCGGAAATGGCCGCGGGTACGACGGCCGTCGTGAAGCCGAAGCCAAGAAGTCTCTGCTGCCCCCGAGCCTGAACTCCCGGAACCTCTGATGCCATGTCGTCCAGACCCTGCTTCACGATGTTAAAGCCTGTCCGGAACATCTCCGCCGGGAAGGTGATGAAGTTACCAACAGGGAGCTTGCGGCCAAACCGGACCAGATCAGAAGCACCCTTACTGTAGTTTGGAACAGTGTCCCGAACGATCTGTGCAGCTCGATCCTTAATCAGATCGTCGATGTCTACGTCGCCCTTGCGGATAGCCTCGGCAACTTCAGGGCTCACATCAGTCCCGTTCCGCGTGAGATACTTGATCTTCGTCGCATCGTCCGCACCGCGCAGGGCGTGGCGAATTTGCGCCTGCTCGGCGTTGTAGTTGAAGTACTTCCAGAAGTCGTCCCCGGCTTGGTAAAAAACCTCGAAAGGCTTTGTCACCTTTCCGAGTCCCCCGACAACCATGGTGCCAACCGCCCCGGTTTTCCCGGCCACGGCTTCCGCAAAGTTCTGAGGTTCGCGGGCCGTAAGACCGAGCCCCTTGTTGAGCTGGTCTTGGATTTCGCGCAGCTTCGCGTTTGTCCCAACCACCCCCCGACGCTGGGCGTCTAGGAGGTCCTTGAGAATCCCGTCAGCACCCTTGTTCCTGACGTTCGCGAAAATGGCCTGCGCGGAGTCGATTAAGCTCCCGCCTCGGCCAATAATTGGAATGTTGCCGTTCGCCATGGCAAAGGCCAAAGCAGTGGTGAAGTTCTTGACCTGTGTGATGGGGGACAGGACGACGGTAGTATACTGAGAGATGCCCTTGGCCTTTAGAAAAGTTCCAATGGTGGCATTGGTGATCGCGGCACCGATGCTGTCTTCTGCAAGCACAGCATTTGTAAGGTTGTTGTAGATAGGAGCTGGGACATAGTACCCGTCAAGGCTGCCCCATCCCGCCCGTCCAACCATCTTGTCGATATCGTCGGGAACTACCCCGACCGCGCCGACCATGCTGCTCTTTCCGTCGTCGCCGCCGAGCTTGACAAACCCGCGCTCTTGGAGGCCTTTGGCTTGGTCCGGGGTGAGATTATTCCCGTTCACAAAGAGCTTGCCGATTCCTGAGTTGCTCTCGGAAAGTTTTGTAATGGTGCCGAAGTAGTCGTCGATAGCGTTGAACTGCGCGAGGTCTGCGATGGTGCCGAGGTACGCTTCCCTTGGGTCGTCTACCTCGCCAAGCAGTTGGCGCAGCGGCTTTGGCACAGCCTCGCGAGTCGCAAACATTCCGGTATCAAGACGGTCACGAGCTACCCGGCCGCCCAACATCTTCCCCCGGTTTTTGATACTATAGCGGCTCAAGAAGGCGTCGCGAGCGAGGTCGACCGTTTCGTCGGTGACTTTTGCCCCAAGCTCAATCCGCATGTCGGTGCCCGTTCCGACGCGGTTCAAGCCGTTCCGGAGCAGGAAGTCATCCGTGACGTCCTGCGGGGTCTTCCGAGCCAGCGTTGTCAGCTCGCGCTCGACAGCCTTCCGGTTGGAGCGGAAGAAGTCGTTGGCAACCTTGATCGAATCCTGCGTGGGCGTATACTTCGCGTCCTCGAAGACCCGGTACCGACGGCGCAGGTAGCTGTTGAGGTTCTGCTCGATGAGGTCGTTCAGGTTCTGCCCGTCACGCGTGACGAGGTTGTTCTGTTTCAAGAAGTTGCTGTTGAGGACACCTTGCGACAGCTCGTCGACATGCTTCCGCATGCGGATTGCGTTCTGCCGGATGTTCTTTGGGAGCTCCTTGAGGACGCGCGCTTTAACGACGCGATCAGACTCTGTCAGGTACGACTCGATCCGGTTCATAATACCTACGCGGTCAAGGTTTCCACCCGGACCTGTGGGAAAAGCCTTGATGGACTTGTCAATTTCGGTGTCGAGCTTCCCCAGCAGCAGGTTGGCGCGTTTGATCTGCGACTGCACCTTCCCATCCATAAGAAGGCGACGCGTTGCAACCTGCTCGGGAAGAAAGCCACGGTACCGAGAGGCGGCCAAGAAGTCCGCCACCCTGCCCATGAAAGCCCCCGGCTCTTCAGCGCTGCCGGGACGTGCTGTCATCCTGCGGATCAGCAGGTTGTCGATGCCTTGCCCGATCTCGTCGATCTTGCGGTTCGCGGCTCCGGCAATGTTCTTGGCTACCCGGGTTTGGCCCAAGGTCCGACCGCCGCCGACCAGCGCGCCTTGGACCAGACCACCAAGGGCCGTGGATTCGACGCCCATCTTGAGGCGGTTGCCCAGTCGGGCCAAGGCCTTCTCGCGGCCGCTCAGACCGATCAAGTCCTCGGTCTGCGTAGGCCCGGCTTCGACCCAGTCGCCAAGGGTGGTGGTGTTGTCTGTCGACACCACCGCGTCAACAGCCCCTGCGGCGGCAAGCTCTTTGGCAGCCAGAGAGAACCGTTCGGCCTTGGTCATAGGCCCGGGGGCCTTGGCCCACGGTCCAGCCTTGGCGGCCTTGGCAGCGCGAGCGGCCTTGGCAAGGCTGTTCACCTTCGCGGCAGCCCCGAGGCCGGGGACCACGAACTGGGTAACGATCTCGGCACCCTTGCCAAGGAAACCTTCCGGGTCAACGCCGAGGGCGTCGCGCAAAGCTTCTGCCCTCTGCGTGACTTGATCCCCGTAGTTGGTGTCAGCAACAACGTCGACGGCCATGGCCCCGAGGCCAAGCACACCCTCACCGATGCCGATAGCGCCGGAGACAATACCTTCTCCGATCTCGCCGAGGGCGGTGTCGTCATAGAACTGCTTGCTGCTATCGGGTTCGAGGTCGTCAAAAACGCCGCTGAACTTCCCCATCAAGAGCCCCCCAGAACCGCATCAAGTTCTTCCGGCGTGATGCCGAAATCCTTGGAAAGCCTGTCCCTGACCGCAGTTCTCAGGGCGGGGTTCTTTCCGATTTTAACCTTGGCCTCGTTCAAGAGCTCGGCTTTGTCCTCGGCACTAAGAGTGCTTTGAGGGGCGGCGGGGGTCCCGAGGATGGCGTCAACGGCTTCCTTGCCATACGTGGCTTCAGCCTGAGAACGACCAAACGACTCGGCGTACTCCGTCAGGGTCATGCCGTCCGGGAGCTTGCCGACGTTGTTGATGCCGGACTCAATGATGGAATCCCGCGCTCTCGAATACGCGCTTCGAACATCCTCTGCCAGCTTAGCTTTGGCCTCGGTCTTAGCTTTCTCCTCGGCCTTGATCTCAGCTTCTCTGGCAGCCTGCTCCGCAGCACGAACCTCCAGCGCCTTGAGCTGCAAGGCCTGAGCATCGGCTGCCCGGCGCTCTTCTGTCGCCTTGACGCTTTCCATACCGACCAACATACCCTTGGCGATATTCTCCGTGGCACGTGCGGAGGTTCCGGCCGCAATCGCCGCACCAATGATGCCGCGGTTCAGGGTGTCGATGTCTTTCTCGTAGGCCGACAGATCGCCCGTCATCTCTTCTAGGGTCTTGGCGAGGTCGAACCGCAGGTCACCCGTGGGTTCTTCGACCGCGGTTTTCACGATGTCGTCGCCCACTTCCTCCGGGGAGGCCGTATCGAGTTTCGCTCCGATCCGCTCCACAAATGCGTCCACGCCAATCGCATTCACCTTTGGCGGCACAACGACAGTACCAGCGGTCGCCCCGATATCGACAGGCTCAGCCGACCGGACGGTCGAAGGCCCGATGCCTATGGCGCGAGCAGGGTTCGGCCGGGCTGCCGGAGCGGGAGGAGCGGCCGGGTCTTCAGAGGCCTCTGCGGAACCCATCGTCGGGGCGAGGTTGATCAGGCCGCCGAGGAAAAACCCCGGGGGCTGCGCCTGCGGCATCTGCAAAGATTGCGGCATCTGCGGCGGCATGTAGGCAGGCTCAGCAATTGGCGGCTGGATCGGTTGCTGCTGCATCATGGGCTGCGACGGCTGCATTCCATATCCGGAATCCATCGGCTGCTGCATCCCCATGTCCATGGGTTGCTGCGGCTCCACCATCGGCTGCTGCGGCTGCATAACGGGCGGAGCGGGCATGCCAATCACAGGCTGCTGCGGCATGGCCATAGGCCCAAGGTCCGAGGGCCCCGGAGCTTGCATCCCGGTCATCAGTGCCGCGCGCATCAGCTCCTCGGAGCTGGACATGATCCCGCCCATCTTGCGGAGTTCGTCGCGAGCGCCGCTTTGACGGAAGAGCTTGCGGTTGTAGACACCTGACATGTTAAGCTCCGCTTGGGTTCAGGAGAGAACCGAGAATCCCTTGGCCGCCGCCATACTTTTGCCCATATGCGCCGAGCGACATCCCAGTTCCGAGGATCGAGGACACCGGGCTGGGCGTCGGGGCGCTGGTGACAGCCAGCGTTGACGCCGACGACGGAACGCCACGGAAGATGTCGGACATGAAGGAGAAACGCTGGAACGGTTCGTAGGCCGACTCGATGGCCCCGGCCCGCTGCACGTCGTACTCCGACTGGCGCTGCCCCTGCTCGAGTGCGCCCATGTTGAACAGGGCGTTGACGTCTCGCTGCCCAAGACCCTGCGCGGCTTCGCCCAGTGCCGCCTGCGCTGTCCCCAAGTTCTGGAAGATCGAGGCGGCGTTCTGGCCACGCTGCATCTGGTTCTCAAACACGCTTTGCGCTTGCTGCTGTGCCCCTGTGTAGGCGGCAGAGCGAAGCTGCGCGCCAGTGCGCGCCATCTGGTCGGCGGTGTTGCGCTGCAACTCCTGTTCGGCCACCGCCTGACGAGAACCTCCAAAGGCCCCCGACTGCACGGCCTGAGCGCCGAGGCGGTCACGCTCGATGTCAGACTGCCGCATGATGTCGCGCTCAGCCGAGCCGATAACCTGCTCGACGAAGGGGTCGTAGTAGTTCTTGTAGGACTGCGGGTCGTAGGCACCCGTGGTCCCGCCCAGCGCAGCGACACCCTGCTGCATGGTCTGAGTGCCAGACTGCAGGTAGGGGGCGTAAGCACCGATGCCCTCCGTGGCCATCCTTGCCGCGCGTTCCTGAGACGGCGTGAACGGCATGATCTCGGGGCGAGGAACGCCGCCCTCGACCTTCTGGATCGGCTGCCCGCGAATGTCGAGGCGCGGGCTACCGTCAGCGTTGAGCTCGTAGAGGGGGTTTCCCTGCGCGTCCGTGACAGGCTTGCCGTAAAGAGGCGAGACCGCGGCAATGCCTGACGGCTGCCCGGTGGTTGGGTCCACGCTGTAGATGTTGGCAAGAAGGTCTTTTAGAAACCGTTCCTGATACTCAGGAAGAAGAGAGATGCTCTCTTGGCGGACTGTTTGATCGGCCATTATGCCCTCCGCTCAAAGCGCTGCATCATACGGTACATCTCTGCCGCGCCCTTGGCGCGGTCACCACCGCCAGCGCCGCGGACGGCGCGGTTGGTCATGACGAACTCACCGTCCGAGAGCCGCGCTTCTTGGACGGGGCGACCGCCCTGATAGATGCGGGCGCGAACCGAATCGCTGGTTCCATTTCCGGGGCCCTCGACCATGCCACCCTTGGCGAAGTTGGAGCCGTAGCGGTAGTCAAAGGCCGGGGTTCCACGATAGTCCGGGAGCCGCTCGCCCGTCTCAAGCTGGCGTTGCTGTTCGGGGGTGGTGATGGTCACGTTCTTGGGCTCGGTCGCTTTCAAGATTGCGGCAAGCATGAGCGGGTTGTCAAAGGCCTGAAGCAGGCCACCGAGGCCTTGCGTCTTCTTGGCTCCGGTCGCCGCCGCGGCTGCCGAAGGCTGCCCGCCAAAGCCGAGCAGGCTTCCCAGCGGGTTCCCGCCCTTCCCGCCGCCACTGAAGGCGTCAAACACCGCCGACCCTGCCGCTTGCGAAGACGCGCCCCCGCCCAGCATATCGGCCACAAGCCCAGCCTTCCCGCCAAGACCGCCCGTGACGAGAGACCCTATGCCTGTCTTAAAGGCGTCGGAGATGCTGCCGCCACCGAACAGGGTACCAAGGCCAGAGCCAAGGGCCGCCCCGGCAGGACCGCCCGCAACGAGGCCAACGAGGCTTCCGATTGTAGAGAGGAGGCTCATGTGATTACCACCGTGACTATGCCGAGAGCCGAGGTTCCAGATACCCCCGCCACATGCGGCGTGTTTGCTTGCGTGATCTTAACAAAACCGTCCTGCTGGAACAAGGCTCCAGTCTGTAGGCCGTAATCATTGGTCGGAAGGTTTGTTAGCTGCAGGTTTGTGTAGACGGCATCCCCGGGGTTGTTGACCTGCTGGACAAAAACCGAGAAAGCCCGGACAAGCTGCGCCATGTACTGGCGGTTGTAGTTTTCTGGGGGCGTCGGGAAGAATGGGGCCGGGACGTTTGTAGCCACGACTACCTCCGTCCGTCAGCGCGGAGATCAAGCCTCGGGTCGCCAAGCCGCCACGCAGTGTTGACCTGATTCGACTCGATTCGCAGAGACATTGACCGACCGCGCAGGCGCACGAAGACCTGCTCGGTAAACTGCTCGACCGGAACCGAAGCGGTCTTGACCACCGGATCGCTGTCCGTGGCAAAGTATGTCCCGCCGGGAAAGTTTCGAGCCTTGAGCGTAAGGGTCGCCGTCGGTGCGCCGTTGGTCGAGTTGCGGAACGTCAGGTCCGGGATGATGCGGGTGGCAAACATGAACTGGTCGCCGTCGCCAATATCGACCACGCTCGACTCGATGTACGTATCCAGCGCCGCGGGAGGGTCCGCGCTGTTATCGTTCAAACCGCTTTCTTGGTAGTAGACATACCCGTCCGGGGAGATTGCAATCGGGAAACCAAGCACGTTTCGGTCGGCCCATGCTGTTCTAGGCATCGCTCCGTAGTACCAAACACGCTGCTCGTAGTTGTAAACGACATAGAGGTCGTTTTCTTGGCTGCTTGTGCTTGGATAGAACCACCACACCTCCGAGAAAGAGCTGTTGTGCCCGGCGCAAATCTTGAGCGATTGATCCTGATTGATTCCGCTGAACACATACTCCTTAACGTCGCAAGGAATCTGCGTCACGGCACCGTCGTAGGCATAGAACTCGTTCTTGCCCATCCAGAAGACGATGTCGCCCACGGCTACGGCGGCGTTGGGGCTCATGAGTGAGATAGCCGAGGACACCTCTCCAACGCCGAAAGTAAACGGAGGTCCGATATACTGCATTGCGTGGATTGACGTCTCGGTAAAAATAATGATCTGCTGCTTCGTTTGAACGGCTGTGATGATCGCGGACCCTGTACCAATCCGCAGCTCTCCCGCCGTGTTGGTAGCCAAAGACCGCCACTCCGCTGGGTTCTCTTGGTCAGAGAACCGGATGACAAGGGGGTCTTGAACACCGGGAGAGCTTTCAGGGTCGCAGCCAAAAGCAATGACATGACGGCCCGGGCAGGCTTGATAGGGGGACGGCGCGTGTAGCCAAGCCAACGCTTTCATCCCAATAGAAAATGCCACCGTCCTTAACGCAGATGATGAGGTCCTCACCGTAGTTGTCCTGCGTCCAGACGCGCAGCTGCGACCCCGGAAGTGTCGTCGAAGACCCAGAGCCCCAGCTGTCGCGCGACCAAACGCCAGTCCCCCAGCCCGTACCAAAAACCGAGACGTTTAGGCCTGTGTTGATTTGGTAAGCACCGATGACCGAGGCCCCACCGTTCCCGACATCAGACGCGTTGGCCGCGACGCTCACAGTGATCGTGTAGCTGTTCGCGTTGATGACCGTTGTGATTTGGTGCTCGGCGTTCAGGATGGTCCCGGTAATGACGCCACCAAGCGACGCTGCGCCAGAGAAAGTTACGAAGTCATTAGGCAACGCACCGTGGTTCGTGTCGGAGACGGTGATGACCGCCGACCCGTTGGTCGCGGCAAAGGTGACCGCCCCAGCAACTGTCGTCTCACGAAGCGGCGTAATGTCGTTTAAGCCACCACCCCGGATAGCGTAGTACTTCAGATTGGTGCCCATGCCCGTGTAGACCGTCCCGTCAAGAGCGGTCCATGTCATGAGGGAGCGCCCAGTTCCGAGCGACTGGTTCAAAGAGTATTTGGACCATCCGCCGATGCTCTCAGGTTTTCCGGCCCGGAAGCGCACAAGGTTACCGTCCCACCAGCCGCCCTCGTTGGCGTAGGCGGTGGTTTCGCGGTTGATACCGGGCCGGAATACGAGCTTCGAGAGTGGCATGGCGGTCTCCTGTTGCTGGAGATACTACATTACCCGAGCAGTTTAGCCAATGTCTTCGGACCAGCAACGCCGTCGGCAACAAGGCCGTTGTCGGCCTGCCACTTCTTTACCACGTTCGAAGTCCAAAACCCATAGATACCGTCGGCGGGGTCAATGCCAAGCTTCTCCTGCACCTGCTTCACCAGAGCGCCTGTGCTGCCGCGCTTCAGGGTCTCATTGCCGACGGCCGCAGGGGCCGGGGTCGGAGCAGCTTGGGCCGGGGCCGGGGCCGGAGCAGAAACCTTGCCACCCAGCGCAGCCATGGCCTTGGCATACCGCGCCTGACGGTCGGCAAGCCCGATGCTGCCGCCGTTGATGATCTTGGTCAACTTCACCACATCGCCCGTGTCAGCCACGTCGTTCAGATTGCGGCTGCCCCAGAACCACAGCGCGCTCTCAAGTGCGCCCTTCTTGGTCAGCAAATACTCGGCTGCCTCCTCGGCGGTCATGCCAACGGTCTTTCCAAAGGCAGTAGTATTCGAACGCCCAGTAATTTGCTTCAGACCTTTTCCTCTGAAAAAATGGCCGTCATTTTCCTTGTGATTGCCTAAAGCACCTGACTTGGAGCGGTTTTTATCCATGTACACATAGTTGGCAATCTTCTCAGGCTTGCCCGCATATTCGGCGGCGTTCTCTTTGCCGGGGCCAAAGTAGCGCGGGAACACCTTCAGGAGCGTGGCCTCCTTGTAGTTCAGGTTCTCTTCGAGGACGCGGAAGTCCATGCTCTCATGGGCGCACTGGCTGATGAAGCCAGCGATGCGCTTGTCGGTGGTGATGCCGTACTTGGGCAGCATCTCGTTGAGGGCCGCGCACCACGCTCCAACTTCCTTGTTGGTCGGGATCATAACGGCCAGTTGGGCTTCGGTAATCAGGCTCATCTATATCTCCTATTCGCACCACGAGGACTTAGCCTCGCCTTTATATGGACGGGCTAGGCCCGCTGAGATCAGGCTTTGAGCTAGGCTCTGGTGGTCAAGATAGACCTCACCCAGAACCCGGCCTCCGTACTTGTCCCACTTGAGAATGACGACATCTACCTCAAGGGCATTGGCAACCGCGTCTTTTGTAAACGCGCTTGCCTTTCTAGCGAGGGCTGCTTCCGAATCGCATTGAGCGCGAGGGGCCTTTTCTGGGGTGTCGACGCCCATGACTCGAATCGACAGTCTTGGCGGCAGGGGCGACGGAAGAAAATCCACCGCAATCTCCACGGTATCGCCGTCAATGACGCGGGTAATTTCATAGGGCGTTGCCAGCGCAGGGCTGGCCGACAGGAGGAGGATGCCAAGCCACTTCACTTCTTCGGTCTCTTGATCGGCACCTTCTTGGTGACGGCGTCCAGCGCAGCTTCTTTTGCCATGTCCTTGCCCATGCCGCCGAGCAGGTCGCCGACGTTGCCAGTGGCCGCAACCTTGATTGCGTTCTCCACCGGGTCAGGCAGGTTCACCTTGTCTAGCACGGCATCAATAGCTTTTTCCTTGAGCTTGCGGCCCATGAACATTCCAACGAGTTTGCCAATCATTCGGTGTACTCCTTTGTCGGCGGCTCATCGTTGCCACCCCTGTTGCGATTGTTGCCTGATGCCATGATGCCGCCGAGAGCGCCGACGATAAACGAGGCGATGGGGGTCAGCAGTTCGAAGAACTTGCGGTCGTTCTCGCTCGACTCGCCAAGAGGCTGGGTCACGAAGACAAGGCTGTAGAGGATGGTGAAGATGGTGCCAGCCAAGATAACCGCAGACCAGTTGGCTGGGTCTTGGCATGGGTAACGATAGAATCCGTCACCAGAAAAGTAGATAATCGTCACGACAGAAGCAGCAGCAACTGCCCAGATAATCTTCTCTAGCATCTTACCACCTCCCTAAATAGCGGCCCCAGAAGTATAGACCAAAGCCAGCGATAACGCTCGTCGCCAAGATGATGACCGTCCAAAGCGCAGCTTCTAGAAGGCCTTCGATCAGTTCCTTGCGACGGTAAACCTGCTCTCGCTGTTGTTCTCGAACCCGGCGCTCAATGTTCTGGAACTCTAGCCAAGCATCGTTGCCGTAGGTGTAGCTGATAAGCTGACGCAACTCTTTGCGCTGCTGTTCACACTGCTTTTGCGCCGCGAAAATATCAATGGCACTCTTTTGACTTCCGCCGCCGAACAGCGTTCTGAACGCACCCGGCGGTTCGTTAGCCTTCTGGGCGGCGTAGGAAATGTCAGAGACCGCCTTGCCCCATTCGGAGAGCTGAGACGCCATGTCTTGTATCTCGCGCCCAGCCGCAATGCCCTGCTTGAGCATTGAGAATGCTTTGCTCCCAACACTGAGCGCGACACCAATGCTGACGGGATCAAACATCTACAGGCTCCAGAACGGTGGGCAGGGAAACAGCGGATGAACCGCCAGCGCTATGTCCGCACTATACCTGCAAACCTTGACAAATACCATGCGGCCGTCGATCCAAAGGTGCGTGTACGCCACCCAGATCAGCGGCACATTCACTTTGCTAGGCTCCGGAGCAGAGCGTCGATCTTGGAGTCGAGGTTATCGATCCGGGCGATCAGCATGTTCATGCTGGACTGCACGTCAGTCTTGGTGACGTAGTCCCGCGCCATCTCTTCGCGGGTGCGATTGAGCAGGATTTGCAGGCGCTGCACCTCGTCGGAATGGCCTTTGAGAATCCAGCCCACGAGGGCGAGGATGGCTGACAGGCCTGCGCTCCAGAGCGTCTCAGTGGTCATGGCTTACTCCGGTTTTGCAGGCCAAGTTACGGTGTCCGGGAAACCCGGTTGCGCTGTGATGTCGCGAAGAGCTTGTCGATAGGTAAGCCAAACAACGGGGATTTGAATGCCAAAACTATCCTGTGCGTTTTGATCTACAGCTTTGACCACCACCCAGTCGCAGTCCTTTAGCAGGCTGTCGCGCTGAATGCGAATAGCCGAGGCCCGAGAAGCGGTGCGCTCGGCGATCTGCTCTACGGAAAGCGGACGCACGGAGGGTGCATACACCCAAGCCCCACCAACAAAGGTGGGGACGGGGGCGTACTCTACGAAGTGCGTCTCCGGATCGTGGTCCGGGGCCGGGGGAGTCTTGACCTCGTACACGCCGTACTCGGCCAGAACCTCGTCGGGGATGGTCCTCGGAAAGCTGGTGTTGGGGTTGTCACGGCGAAGCGCACCCACGCTGTAGGGGTACTGGACGATTGCGCCGTTTGTGGCCTTGACGAACATTGTGTATCCTTTCTGTTCGTTGGACGGGTTACGTCTTGAGCTGCTGTTGAACAACGCCGAGCATAATCTTTGCCTTCTTCTGCTCGAGCTTTTCAGAAGCGAGGAGGCCGCGGAGTTGACCTGCGAACTCGGACAGCTCTGCCTGATCCTGAGGCGGCAACTTTGCGATCTCGTCCAACGCAATCGTGTAGTTGTCGATGTTGATCTGGTAGTGCATGACCTCCTGCACTCGGGCGTCGAGCGACATCTGCAGGATTTCTTCACGGGTCTTAGGTGCTTCGGTATTTTCCACGATTATCCTTTCAGTGGGTTAGGCGGGGGTGCGGCCAAAGATAACGCCTCTGCCTGCCCCCGCAGGCAAGGTGCTCGGGCTAGAGAACTGAGTACCAAATCCCCCTTGCAGCCCGGCGCTGTCGTTAAGTGACCGTTTATAGGCCAATAAAAAGGGTGTCGTACCGCAGGCCAGGGCCACGGCCCAGCCGTTTGGGCTGAAGGCAAGGTCTTGCCCGACGCCCGGTGGCAGAGAGACAGGGTCTGAGAACTTTGAGCCGCTGGCACTCGTGTAGCCTAGAATGTACGGAGGACCACTAATTGAGACGAACAAGGCATTTGGACCCTGAGGACTGTACTTAATACCTGTACCAGCAGCCGTTGCAAGAACAGAGGGGTTAGCAGTCTTAGCCCCAAACCCAGAGATTGAGAAAGCGTAAACAGAGAAGAACGGAGAAGTGTCGTGGGCCACAGCCAGTTGAGAGCCGTCAGTGGAAAACCCAAGGCCGCGGCCAGTGCCTGTTGGAAGCGTCGACGGGTTGGCATACTTGGTTCCAAACCCGGACCCCGACCAAGGGTAGGCCGTGACAAAGGGTGTTGTGAGATGGGCCAAGGCTATGGCAGTTCCCGCCGGATTAAAAGTCACCCCAAGGGGGGTGCCTGCTGGGAGGCTTGCCGGGTTGGAATACCTAGTTCCGAACCCAGAGCTTGACCAAGCATAGACGGAAACATACGGAGAGGAGTCAAGAGCCAAAGCTATGGCAGTTCCTTCCGGGTTAAAAGCCACATCATAACAGGTTGAGGTGGGTACCGAGGCAGGGTCCGAATACTTAGTCCCAAATCCAGCCCCTGACCAAGGGTAAGCCAAGACACGGGGGGAAGTAGTGCCATACCCCACCGCCAAGACGCTGCCATCGGGGCTAAACGCTACCCCCTGCCCTGTTCCCGTCGGAAATGTAGCTGGGTCGGAGTACTTAGTCCCAAACCCGTCTGAGCTAGACCATGGATAAACCGAAAAAATACCAAGAAACGGTGGAGTTGTGCTATTTGGTGTAACGTTGGCTATCGCCACGTACTCCGTGTATGCCGTTTGCGGAGAGCCAACAATAGAGAAGGCCACGCCAAAAGCAGAGGCAGAGGGCAGGGTAGACGGGTTGGCGTGCTTGGCCCCAAATCCAGAGCCAGACCAAGGGTAGGCCGTGACAAATGGGGTGGTGCTGTGGGCCACAACTATCGCCGAGCCGTCTGGGCCAAAAGCGACGTCAGAAGCGTTCCCCGTCGGCAGGGTTCCCGGATCGGCATACTTGGTTCCAAACCCAGAGCCGGACCAAGGGTAGACCGTGACAAAGGGGGTGGTATTGTGGGCCACGGCGATTGCTGAGCCCTCGGGATGAAAAGAGACACCCTCTCCAACCCCTGTCGGCAGGGTAGCCGGGTCGGCGTACTTGGTCCCAAACCCAGAGCCGGACCAAGGATAGACCGTGACAAAGGGGGTGGTGGTGTGAGCTACGGCTAGGGCCGAGCCGTCGGGACTGAAAGTCACGCCGTTTCCATTTCCCGTGGGGAGGGTAGCCGGGTTGGAATACTTGGTTCCAAACCCGGACCCCGACCAAGGGTAGGCCGTGACAAATGGGGTGGTGCTGTGGGCCACGGCGATTGCCGACCCATCAGGGCTGAAGGAGGCAATCTTACCAGCGCCCGTGGGTAGGGTAGCCGGGTTGGCGTACTTGGTCCCAAACCCAGAAACCGACCAAGGGTAGGCCGTGACAAATGGGGTGGTCTCGTGCGCCACAACTATCGCCGAGCCGTCGGGACTGAAAGTCACGCCGTTTCCATTTCCCGTGGGTAGGGTAGCCGGGTTGGAATACTTGGTTCCAAACCCGGACCCCGACCAAGGGTAGGCCGTGACAAAGGGTGTTGTGAGATGGGCCACGGCCACCGAGAGGCCGTCAGGGCTAAAGGCAATGCCGTTTCCAGCGCCTGTGGGCAGCGTGGTCGGGGTGCTGTACAGCCCACCAAATCCGCTGATGTTCCACGAGTAGGCGACGACGCCCGGAAACTCGGCAACACTCAGGGCGATGGCCTTTGGCGCTGTGCCCACACCCGAAGTGGCGCTGATAAGCTTTCCACCAATCATTATGCGTTACCTACCCGAGCGCCGTAGACCTGACCACCAACTTTGAACAAAACCATAATGGTATACCCCGTCGTATTCAACGTCGGCGCGGTGCCGCCGTCGGTTTTCCACACCACGCCAGAGCCGCCGAAAGTCGCGTCGGTCCACGTTAGGGTGTAGGCCGAGCCGTCATTCACCATCAGCGTCACAGATTCGCCGTTGGCAAAGTTTGTGGCTTTGGGGGTGCGGCTTGCGCCAAGTGTGATCAACTGAATGGTTCCATTGCCGGGGTCGATTTCGAAGGCGGCCCCATCCGTGATCGTAAAGATGTCTTCCAAGATTGCGCCGATAATCGCAGGATCGGTGAGCGTCTTGTTGGTTAGCGTCTGAGTCCCCGTAGGAGTGACCACGTCAGAGAAAGAAAGCTGGCCGGAGCCACTCGTCACAACAGCCTGACCGTTGGTGCCGTCGGCCGTGGGCAGCGACAGAGTGTAGCTGGTGGCGACAGTGCCGGGGCCTTGCAGCGCGACGAACTGTCCCCCGGCCGCGTCTTGGAAGCGCACGTCGCCCTGCGCCGTGACATCGACCTGCCCGGCAGTAACCGCGGTGAAGGTCGGGCTGTCCCCCGCCCCCAAACCCAGAGAGGTTCGTGCCGTCGCTCCGCTCTCGGCAACCCAAGTCGTACCGTTGCCGACAATGATGTTTCCGTCGGTAACCGCAAGACCCGCGATAGCGGTCAGCTCAGCGTCGTAGGCCTGTACGTCTGTGCCAATGGCGAGGCCAAGGGTCGTGCGCTGGGCCGAAGCGTCGGCGTCATCAAGAATGGCGCGACCAGCCGCAGTGAGCCCCGTAGTGGCGTAGGTGTCCAGCGCCGTCGTATAGATCATCTGGTTGGCAGATGTCGTCAGCCCAGAGATCGACTGCAACCCCGCGTCGTAGGCCTGCACGTCCGTGCCGATGGCAAGGCCGAGGTTGGTCCGAGCTGTGCCAGCGTCAGACGCCCCTGTTCCACCGTCAGCAACGGCCAGATCGGTAATGCCCGTGATAGAGCCGCCAGTGATCGTCACAGACGACGCAGCCTGAGTCGCCATGGTGCCGAGACCAAGAGAGGTTCGCGCCGTCGCGCCGCTTTCGGCCACCCACGTCGTGCCGTCGCCGACAATGATGTTGCCGTCGGTAACCGCAAGAGCTGCGATGGCGGTTAGTTCGGCGTCGTAGGCCTGCACGTTCGTACCGATAGCGAGGCCGAGGGTCGTGCGCTGGGCCGAAGCGTCGGCGTCATCCAGAAGGGCGCGGCCTGCAGCCGTAAGACCTGTGGTGGCGTAGGTGTCGAGGGCCGTCGTATAGATCATCTGATCGGCGGACGTCGTCAGTCCGGAGATGGACTGCAGTCCCGCATCGTAGGCCTGCACGTCAGTTCCAATGGCGAGGCCGAGGGTTGTGCGCTGGGCCGAAGCGTCGGCGTCATCCAGAATGGCGCGACCTGCAGCCGTAAGACCTGTGGTGGCGTAGGTATCCAGAGCCGTCGTATAGATCATCTGATCGGCAGACGTCGTCAGTCCTGAGATCGATTGCAGCCCGGCGTCGTAGGCCTGCACGTTCGTCCCGATGGAAAGACCAAGAGAGGTTCTGGCCGTCGCGCCGCTCTCGGCAACCCACGTCGTGCCGTTGCCGACAATGATGTTCCCATCGGTCACCGCCAGACCTGCGATGGCGGTCAACTCGGCGTCGTAAGCCTGCACGTCAGTGCCGATGGCGAGACCAAGGTTGGTCCGAGCGGCCGAGGCGCTCGACGCGCCAGTGCCCCCGTCTACGATAGCAAGGTCGGTGATCCCGGTGATCGAGCCCCCGGTAATCTTGACGCTCGACATGGCAAAGTTGGCGGTGATGTCTATGACCGCGGCCCCTGCACCAGTGCCGTCGGCGTACACAACTTTGGTGTCGCCGCTGGCTACAGTGACGTTGCCTCCCGAACCTTGGGTCAAAACCACGCTTTCGCTGGTTACGTTCCACACGATGTAGACGTGCTGCCCGTCGTTTGGCGAGATCGTCACTGTGTTGGTTCCGGAGGGCGCTCCGCCAAAAACCAAGACAGAGTACTGGCCGTCCGAAAGAACTCCGTCAGAGGTGGTCAGCGTGTGGGTTGTTCCTGCAAGCGCGATTGCTCCGACCCCGTTCACCAGTCGGTCAATGATTGACAAGTTGGTGTTGGTCGTGGTGCCCCAAGTACCGGACTGTTCTCCGCTTGCAATGAGCTCAATGCCGCTGTTCGTTGTATACGTGCTGGCCATGTCGCCTCCTTACGCCGCGATGTCTGTCCAAGAGGTGCTGGGCGGTGCTTGTTGCACCTCGGTCCATGAATTTATAGCACCTGTGTTAACCTCCGTCCACGTAGTAGACTCGGGATTTGGAGAAATGTCACTCCAAGAGGCTAAGGTGGCGGGAGTAAGCGAGTTCCAGTTCGTCAGTGGGGCTGGGACAACCTCCCCCCAAACAAGGACCGTCCCAACGGCACCTGCGGCGGAAAGCCCCGTAACACGGACATCGACATTGATGTCACTTGTTATGGAAACAGTCCCGACTAGCCCCGTCGCAGAAAGACCAGTGACAGGAACAACGGCGGGGATTGAGACAACGACGGTCCCAGTCTGCCCTGTCGCAGAAAGACCAGTGACAGGAACAACGGCGGAACCCGTGACATCAACGGTCCCAGCCTGCCCAGTCGCAGAAAGACCAGTGACGAGGACAGAGACGTCGACGCTAAAACATCAACGGTCCCAGCCTGCCCAGTCGCAGAAAGACCAGTGACAGGAACAACGGCGGAACCCGTGACATCGACTGTCCCAGTCTGGCCTGTCGCAGAAAGACCAGTGACAGGGACAGAGACGTCGACGGGGATTAAGACAACGACTGTCCCAGCCTGCCCAGTCGCAGAAAGACCAGTGACAGGGACAGAGACGTCGACGGCGACTAAAACATCAACGGTCCCAGTCTGCCCAGTGGCAAAAACTCCAGTGACAGGAACAACGGCGGAACCCGTGACATCAACGGTCCCAGTCTGCCCAGTGGCAAAAACTCCAGTGACAGGAACAACGGCGGAACCCGTGACATCAACGGTCCCAGTCTGGCCTGTCGCAGAAAGACCAGTTACAGGAACCTAAAACATCAACGGTCCCAGCCTGCCCAGTCGCAGAAAGACCAGTGACAGGAACAACGGCGGAACCCGTGACATCGACTGTCCCAGTCTGGCCTGTCGCAGAAAGACCAGTGAGGGAAACGCTTACGTTGGTTCCGCCAGAGTCGATTTGCTCGGACGAGCTAAGCGGAGCACCTGACAGAGGATAGAAACCTAACATCCGGCACCTCCGTTAGATTAAGCCAGCTCCTTTAATTTAGCACAAGCCGCGCATGCGGGACAGCGAGCTTTACGCTGCCTCCTCGGGCGGGGCATCCTCTTGGACGACCGTCCAGACATCCCGGACAACGCCGTCCTGAATTTCGTAGCGGCATTCAGCGCTGACAATGATCTTACCGTCATCGGCTCTTGGGCATTGAATCCGCTCAAACGGCATGAACTGGGGCGGCAGGTTGTCCAAGTCCACAAAGGGAAACGCATCCCTCATGTTCGACTCAACAATAGGATGCTCGAACGGGACCCCGTCCAGCATGCGGATGAACAGACGCATCACAAGTCTCCCGTGTTCGTTGACGGGAACCTTCTCCCGTATCCATAGATAATCCTGACAGCGCCGCCAGCTCCGTTGGCGTGTTCGGTGGATGCCAGTTCTGAACCTGCAGCACCGCCGCCGTAGAGTCCGGGCGTCGAGCGGTTTGTGGTTGTGTTATAGGCCCCGACAGTTGCGTTTGTGCCGCCAGAGCCTCCGGTGCCTCCGTTGCCGTCAACCCCGGCCGAGGTTGAACCAGACCCGCCGTTGCCGCTTGACCCCTCTCCCAAGATACCCACACCGCCACCAGCACCAGCCGTAGCGCCAGAACCTGCAGCACCGCCGCCCCCTCCACTGCCGCCAGAACCCGCGACCCCGGAGCTGGTGCTTCCTGCTGCACCGCCCGCTCCCGAATAGCCGCCCGCGCCGCCACCACCACCGGCAGCGCTGGTGGATGTGTTTTTTCCTCCGTTCCCGCCCGCGGCGCCGCCCCCGGTCTGACCAATCAGGGGGATTTCGGTGCGGGCAAAAGAGCCGCCGGTGTTATTGATAGCAGCGGTCGGAGAGTTTGCCCGCCCACCACCAACACCAGAAACGGTACCGCTGCTGACGAAAGAGCTTTCCCCTCCGTTGGTGGTCGTCGTCCCGCTGGTCGTGGACGTCCCTCCAGCGCCCACCGTGACCGTATACGAAGACCCGGTTACAACAGGGTAGTTGTTCAAGTAACCAAGTCCACCGCCACCGCCGCCGTTGCCCCCGCTCGAGGTGCCAAGGCCCCCGCCACCGCCACCGACGCAAACAACGCTAACGGACGGGACAAAGCTTGGAGCTACAAAAGTGTAGGTTCCGGGAGATGTGTACGCAACCTGACCCACCCGTCGGAACCACCCGTTGTACTCAGCCATCGTGAAGACACCGCCGGAGGTTCGGTTAGATAGACCTCCCCCGGAGGCGTTGGCGCTATTGCTCGAGTTGAGTGTTGTGGAGATAAATCCTCCCGGGGCTCTTGTCATATTAAGGCCTCACGAGATTTCTTCGTAGGAACAAATGACCTTGAGGTCGTTTGCAACACTCGCCGTTGCGCCAATCGACCGATCCTCTTCGAGATAGACGGGTGTTTCTTTGCTGATCACAATCAAGGACGTGTCCGCAGGGATGGTAATAGTGCTTGCAATCTGGAATGCAGTACCACCCAGCGCCGCCGAGGTGTAGTAGTTGATCGTGATGTCGGCGGAAGCGGCGACGTCCACGTTCGACACGATCAAGGTGTTGATCTTCATGACAAGACCCGAAGACGCCGCGTTGCTCACCACCGAAAATGCGCTCGTGCTGGTGAGGTTTGTAGTCGCGGTCTTGCCGATAATGCTGGTCACGTTGACGATGTTTGGCGCAGCCATCGGTTATCCCCCTATCCAAACACGAGAGCCATGGCAACAGCTCTCCCAGTATACACCGCCTTGCCAGCTGGTAGCGTCGAAAAGACGTTCTTAGTCCCCGCAACAAAGGGAACGTTAGTCCCAACGCCATAGGTTCCCGCTAAAACGATATCCCTAGAAAGGGTTGAGCCGGACAGCGTGTAGGTGCCGATGCCGATTTCATACTCGCCTGCCGCCACATTCGTAATCGCGTAGTAGGTACTGTTGTTGTTGCCCACACCATCATTAAAAGATTGGAACCCCTGAGTAGGCCCGAGTAACGCGAACGGCCCGGTCCCCGTCGTCGTAGAGGTCTCAAGGACCCTATCTTCTAGTACCAGAACCACGGAAAACCTCTCTGTTAAGAGATGCGAATGATCGCGTCAGACGCAGTGGCGGCCGGGAACTGAATGGTGAAGGTGCCTGCCGTCGAGGTTTTATCGCTACCGAAATCCAGAACCACAACGGACGGGTTGGTATAGGTGTGCGCCGGGGTCGTGTTGTAGATCAGCGCGCCGCGGGCCGTGATAGTCGCCGTCGTGAACGAAAGGTCGTCGAAATCGGTGAAGGCCGTTGTCCCGGAAGTAGTCGGGTTGACGTTGGTCAGTGTTCCGCCACCAGCCGAATAGGAGCCAGAGTTGGCAACCTCGTTCGTAGCCGAGTACGCCGTCGTGGTTGCGTCAAGGGTGGCCGCGCTGGTGTACAACGCCAGCTTAAAAGTGTCCCCGCCGCTCGCGCGGAAGTCGTGAGCACCCTCGAGGAGTTGATCCTTGAACGAAGTGCACATTGCCTGAGTAATTGCCATCGCGGCCTCCTATAGCTTTTTAATGGCTTCCGCCAGTTGTGGCTGCCCAGCCTCTACAAGGGCATTATATACCGTAACACGATCCTGTGCGACAGCAAATGTCATGTATCTCGTGACGACCGCGAGAACGGCCGCGCGGTACGCAAGCGCTTGGTCCCTGATCTCTTGCGGGGCGTTATCGGACACACTGATGAGCTTGCTTACGCAACGCATCGCCACTTCCTCAGGGGTTTCCCCTCGGCCGCTTGTGGTCGTTACCACGACAACGGGGGTCTCAGGCAAAGAGAGTTTCGCGCCAAACATTATTCCTTGGACCTCACAACCATGCCCTTGCGATATTCATCGGTGACCTGCTTCGCTTCGCCCAGCATCTTGAGGCCCACGAGTGACTCTTGGAAGCGCTTGTCGTAGCTTGCCAAAAGGTCGGGGTCACCTTTGAGGAACAGGTAGGCCTCGATCATCGCGCCGTAGAACAACGTCAGTTCGGCGTTGATGCTAAGCCACGTGGTCCCGCTGTCAGACCCAGCCGTCAGGCTGGCAGGGCGGTAAAAATAGTGCAGCTCCATCGAGTACGCCGAGTTCGGAGTCGGACCCAGAATAAAGTTCTGGTTGTCAAACTGAGCGTAGTACCGAGGAGCCCCCGTAACGGCTGCGTCCGGGGAATACTCTTGAACAAAGCTGACGTCCTTAAACTCCAGAAAAACTTTATCGTTCCCAGCGTCCGTGTAACACAAAGACAACGGCGCAAGGAAGTCCGACGGGCAGCCGAGGAAGCGGTCCCCAGAAGTTGCGTTGGCGGAGACATTGTTGCGGAACAGACTTAGCTGGACGTTCTTGAGAATACGCTCTTCCGACAGGCGGATGAAGAGCGGGAGGTTGTTGACGAAGGTGGTCTCCGAGGTCTCGAGATAGTCCTGCAGAGCCTGCTTCAGCTGGCCGTAAGTAAAGCTCATGTGGTCACCACCGTAACGAAGCCGACAGTGCCAACCACCGGGTAGATGATTGCAACTGGCGGGAAGACTGTGTTGCCGACCGAGACGTAGACGTGCCCTGCCTCTGGGTCGGGACGAGGATTTCGAAGCGCCTGCGGGTCAGGGTAGGCCTTAGGCGGGAAGAGCTGCGGATGCTTCGGGTCATACTCATCCGGGCCGACGAGAAGTCCCGTCCATTCTTTTCGCATGTCGCGCAGCCGGAAGCGGACGCCGGAGCGATCAGAAATACCCCAAGCCTTTTTACCGCTGGCATACGTCATCAGAACCTCAGGTAGGCCACATCAGGCTGCAGCTTCAACGGCACCCGGTCCTCGTCTTCTTCGGCCGCGCGCGTGAACTCTTCGTCATAGATCGCCTTGAGCATGGCCATCCGGTCAGGGGCCCGCTTCATGGCAAGATAGTAAGCCAAGCCAGCAACCATGCAAGGGTAGAACCGCCACGGCATGTCGGTGGTGTTCTGCAGGGTTCCTGCGTCCTCGATGCGGCGGACGTAATAGTAGATCAACTGGTCGGTCGAGTTCTCGGGAACCTGCCAGACGGTAATCTTCGGAGCGATCTGACGGTCGTAGTAAAACTGCGACGGCCGCCCCTGCGTGGTCTTGTTGGGCAGAAGGAAGAAGTCCCCGCGGCTGATGCGCTCGACTTCGTAATCCGTGCCGTCCCGACGAAGAACCATCTCAAGGATGTCCGCGTGATCGGCGTTGACGGTGTAGGTCGCGACGTTGACCGTGACGGTGATCGTGGCTTGGTTCACGGTCCACAGGTTCAAACCGCGGTTGGCCCACTCAGCGAACATCAGGTTCAGGGACCGCCGTGCCGTGCGCGCGTCGTAGCCTGTGCGGACTTCAAGCCCGCACCGCTCATACGCCTCTTCGATAAGCTCGCCGACGTCCAGATTGAACGTCCGGGTCCCTGAGGTTGCCATGGTTTACTTCTTGCCCTTCTTGACCACTGCAGGCTTCATGCCCATGGCCATAGCCTTGCGTGGGCTGATCATGTCAGCCGAGCAGCCCTTGCCGCCCTTTTTGCCAGCCTTCATCATTTCTTCCCCTTCGCTGTTTTGGCGGACTGCCGAAACGCTTGTGCGGTCGGTGCGCCCTTGGTTCCCGGTTTCCGCATCTTCTCGTCAGAGCCTGCGGCGATGCGCTTCCGCTTGGCGTTGATGTTAGCATACAAGCCAACCTTTGCCATCCTCTTCCCTCCGGTTTCCGTGATCTGTTGGGTCATACTACCACGGTTCATGTCAGCAGTTCCACGCTCGAAGTGACTTATTGATCCGGCTGTTTGGATCGCGCTTGGTCTTCTCGCTCGTCAGCTTCGCCTTCATCCCGGACATCCGGGCACAGAATGACGCGCGGCGGCCTTTGTCTTCCTTGCTCTTTGGGTTTGGGGCAGGGGGTTTCAAGTTCATCCCCTGCGCTTTCGCCGAAGCGCGGCCCTTGGCGTTCAGACCGCCTTTCGGGTCCTTACCCTCCTTGCGTGTCCAAGCCGGACTTTTACCCATCAGAGCGGTCCTCCGTTCTTGATCAGGACAATCTGGAAGTACGACGAGACGTCGTTGTTATTGCCCGAACCTTTGGCGGTGGCAGTGAGGCACTCCCCCGCCTGAATCTTGACGGGGTATGAAAAGTCGTAATCTGCCGTTCCGTCGTGAAGCGTGGTGATCGCGGCAGTGCGGACGATGTTGTCCTGAGCGCGAAGCTTGAGGCGCGCGGTGATGTACTGGTTTGCGTTTGACGTGCCGCTGGTGACGCTTCCGCTCACAAGGTATCCAGTGTACCCGGCAGGGCAGGTCCAGTGCCCAACGAGAGACAGGTTGTCCCCGATGCCAATCGCGCTGTACGGGACCGCAGGGACGCCCGCAGTGACTGTCCCAGTGCCAGCATAGATGATGCCTGCGTTCACGCCGCCAGAGCCCACAGACACCACACTCATGGTCTCAATGGCGTCGTACTGATTGACCGTGTTGACGGCTGTCTGGCCGTTCAGAGTGACTGTCTCAGAGACATAGCCGCCCGTGCTATTGATGCCGAGGATGTAGACCGTGCGGGCCCCGGTTCCAGCAGACGTGTCGTCAGCGCTCGAGGAGCTGATGGTCATGATCGTGGGTGACGCGGGGTGAACCAAAAGGCCGAGGGCTGGCCAGATCGTCACTTCGCTGGTGTCCACATCTGGGTTGTGGCCAAAGACGTGGATGACGCTGTGGCCGGGGATTTGCCCCCGGCCAACCTGCAGCTCAAACGGCTCGTAAGTGCCTACCTGCGAGATGGAGCGAATGTCTACCACAGGATGGGCCCTACCTTATGACCAGAAGAGAGTCGCAGCCGAGATGTTGGTGGCTGTTGCGACATGTATATCGGAGGAGAACAGGACACCCTCTTCCGGGATGTAGACGTTATGCGTCGTGCTGGCCACGAGATCGACGTCCACTGTCGTCGCTCCGCCGTCGCCGTCCGTAAGGGTCAAGCGACCCGCGCCTGCGCCTGTGGTGGTTACAAGGATCATGCGGAGGCGAGAGCGCCCAACACTGAGCGCTCCCGTTGCAGTGACCCTCTTGGCCTTTACGTCAGAACCGGCCATGTGGGCCTCCTATTAGCTGAGAGCCGCGCCGACAGCGGTGACCCAAGCAGAGCCTGTCGAGACAACAATGCAGTACTCGTCGTTGCCAGCGCCGTTGTCGCTGACCAGACGAACGTGGCCTGCGTTAGCCGCGGCAGCCGCAGGCAGTGACGCCGTGGTCTGGGCGGTGAGGGCGATGAAGCTGCCCGCGCCAACGACGAAGCCGTTGGTGGAGGTCACGGGACCCGAGAAAGTAGTTGAAGCCATGGTTTTACCCCTTGCACAAGGTTTAGCCGCGCCGTCTGTGCAACGTCAGGAAGGGCAACCTGTCTGCGCGGCTGTTTAGCCCTTGCTCGGAGTGTACACGGGACGCCCGTAAAAGGAAAGGGCGAGGTTTCCCCCGCCCTCCCTGTCAACCGTCCTTGAGCGATTAGGCCCCGGTGGTGCCGAACACGCAGCGCGGGTCCGAGAAACCGAACGAGTAACGCTCACGCGCCTTGTAGCGCATGTTGCCCGTGTCGAAGTCAGCTTCCATGCCAGTCGAGAGCGCGGTGCGCTCAAAGTGGATGAAGCCGCGCGGTGCGTCCGTCTTGATGAAGTACGCATCCGGATCGGTCAGGAAGTCGTTGACGGCATAGCCTTCCGGCAGCATGCCCATCGAACGGATGGCGTTCACGTCGTTGTCGGCGGTACCGACGCGGAGGTTCGACACCATCAGGCGCTCAGCGACAAACTGCAACTGACGAGGAATCATCAGCTTCAGGCCGCGAAGAGCCACTTTCAGACCACGTTCGTCCACGAACCCAGCGATGTTGATCAGAGCGTCCTCGAGCGAGGTTTCGTTCAGGTCGGCATCGGTGGTGGGCTTGTTGGCGAAGGTCGAGCCGTTCACCAGCGGGTGGTTGGTGGCGCAGAGAGCCACGCCGTCACCGCCAGCCGAAGCACCGCCAGTGAAGGCGTTGTTCAGAATGGCAGCGGCTTTCACCTGCTTGGTGTGAGCCATCGAGCGGGCGAGGGCACGGGTGTAACGGCTGCCGAGGCGGTCGTACAGGTTGTCCTCGATAGCTTCCTCGGTGATCGAGAAGGCCAGCGCGATGGTCTCGTGGTTGTACCGAGCGGTGTAGGCTTCCTGTGCATCGTCATACGAGATGCCCGAGCCTTCCGATTTGGTCGGTGCTGATCCGAACCCGGACAGCATGACTTCTTCCTCGAATGCACGATCCGAGGACTCGGTGGTGAAGATTTCGGAGTGCTGGTTTTCATACCGAGCATACTCCATGCCGAACAGAGCATTGAGACCGGGCTCAAGCTCTTTCGCCAACTGTGCGCGCGAAATTGCCATGGGTCAGGTCTCCTTATGCCACCGTGCCTTCGGAATTAGCTTCCAGAAGGGCATGGTTGTTGAACATGACGATCATCTGAAGACCAGCGGCCGCGTAGTCCTGATTCGTCGGGTCATCGTAGATGCCCAGAATCTTCAGCGGCAGCGAGGCGTCAGAAGCGTCCAAGGTTGCGACGTCGAGCGAAGCCGAGGACACACCCGTGGTCGTCGAACCCGACGTCCCGGTGTTGAACTGGGTATTCTCGAAGATTGCAGCCTTGGCGGTTGCGCGGTTCGTGAAGGTTGCGTCAGTCGCAATCACGAAACGCTGGGTCGGGTTGTCGTACACGTACCCGACGATGTCGAAGTTCGTGTTCGCGCCCGAACCGGGCCAGTAGTTGGACCAAGTCTTTTTCCCGGTCACAGAAGAAACGTACTCGCAGCCATTGAATGCGCCGAGATGCTTATAGGTATCGCCCGAAGCCGAGCCAGTGATGGCAATAGTGCCACCGTTGGTCGCGATAACAGGGGACCCATTATAGATCGCGGAAGCATCAGAAGCGATGTAGTACGCATTGGTACCTTGGCTGTTGGGTGCACCACCAGCAAGGTTGATCGGGCGAAGCCCGAACGCACCAGACGTGTTCGCCATAGTTGTTGCTCCTTATCAGTCGGACTTTTTCCGTCCGCCAAACGATACCCGACTCTGCCGACTTTGGTTGATCGGCATCGACGGATGTTGCTCTTTCATGAGGTCCTGATCAACAGCATCCATTTGTTCGCGGGTCCGGCCCCCGTAATACGCGGTTCTTTCTTGGGCTGTCTCGACAGGTACTCGGGTCAGAATCAGACCGCCGTTACCAATGATCCCGGCATGCTTGCCGTCCTCAATGGTAGGTGCTTGGTACCCCGGATGCTCCTCCGCGCGCACGGGCTCGTAGCCCTGACGCAGTCGGTTGAACACGTTGCCCTTGTCTTCCTCGCCCCGAATGGCCGAACGCACCCAGCGGTGCTTGTATCCTTCAGGGGGCGGAGGAGCATCAAGAACGCTCGGCGGTGCCCATGGCTTGCGGCGCGATTCAGTCTCGCGAGTTTCAGAAGTGCGGGAGTTGCGATCCATCTTTTCAGTCCTTCACATATTTGGCGTATTCTTCCAACGGAACATTCAGCCGCTTAGCGATGGCTACCTGAGATGGCGTCAACCGCACTGTTCGGCGCTCCTGTGTCGTGCTGCGGGATGCGGAGTTGCCAGCAGGGGCGACCTGACTTCCTCCACCCGGTTTGCGAGCCGCAAACTTGTGCGGAAATTCCGTCCGAAGTCTGCGGTCGATCTCAGTATAGTACTCATTTGAACTCGGGTCAAAGCCTTCGTCCTCGACGAGCGTCTGGTGGATGGCAATCGCCGCAGTCGTCATGATGCGGTCTTCGCCAAACCACTTGTTCTTTTCGGCCCAGCCCTGAGCTTTGGGGTCGGGCTTGACCTGAGGGGCCGCCTGCTGCTGCGAGACCTGCGTCTCGCGCTCGGCCTGCTGTGCGCGGGCGGGAGCTGCCTCGGAGCGCTGCTTCGCCGTGGCGTAGCGCTGCTTTTCCAACACGATCTTGGCAAGGTCCTCTTGGGCCGCCATCATTGCGTCGGCATCCCCAGACTCGTAGGCAACCCGGTACGCACCTTTCACAAGGTACTCTTGGTTCTCGAGTCGCGCGCCGTACTCCGTCAGATAACCGGAGTCGAGCGCCTGAACGCGGCTCTTGAGCTGGTTGTTCTCTTCCAGAAGCTTCTGGGCAACCCGAGTCGCTTCCTCGCGGTCCCGCTGCTCCTTGCGGTACTTCTCGGTGATCCGGCTGATCCGAGCTTGGACCTTGTTGCTGTAAGACGAAAGCTCATCATCGTCATCCGAGGACGATTGTGTTGTTTGGCTGCCCGCAGGGACTTCGGTCTCAACGATGATCTCGTTGCCGACGTCCTCTTCGTTGTTGTTCTCTACGCTCATGTTGTTCCTCACACGTGTTGTACGTCGTCGGGTTCAAGGATCGTGGCAATAACCTCATCATCGTTGATGATGCGGACTTCGCCTCCGTCGATCTTGAATCTCGAGCCAGCATAGCGGCCGATGCAGACCCACTGCCCCTCTTGGCACCACGGTTCCGCGCCGTCCCCGAACTTGTCCGGGTCCCTGTAGGCCAGCGGCCCAAGGCGCATGACGTATGCCACGACAGTTGCCAGCGCTTCGCGGTCACGGACCTGATCAGGGATGATCAAGCCGCCGTCGGTCTTTGCCTTACCCTGATAGGGCATGACAAGAATCCGCCAACCTGTCGGTTGGGGCAGGCGTTCTACCAAGGGCTTGTCAAGGAGTTCGGGGTCGAGGACACGCTCCTCGGGTTTGACGTAGGCAGCCTGAGCAGACACGGGCTCGCTGGCCGCCTTGGTCTTGTTAATTCGTTCCACAATGTGGTCAGGAAGATAAAGCTTCGAGGGCATCTTCTGTTGTTCTCTCCAGCAGGGCTCGAAGTTCTTCTCTGGCAAAAGCGAGGCCCCGTATCTCGCCAACCATGCTCTGGTACTGCTCCCAGTTCGCGGGAGAGCCCGTCGCGACCATCTCAACAATGTCGGCTTCGCGCTCTCTTAAAACCTTATACAGCGCTTTCGACAAGCTAACAACATCCATGCAAGAACCTCCGCATAAGTTTCTTGTTCATCGCATGAAAGTGACGTTCTGTCACCTCAGAAAACGCCCAGAAACCTCTGCGGGCGAGCGGCGTCACTGAAGCGGCTGTTGACCATTCCGCCTTGCGCGTAGCGCTTTTTCCCGGCGTTTGACAGGGCAATGGCGACCGCCTGCTTCTGCGGGCGGCCCTCCTTGACCAGCATGCTGATGTTCGAAGACACCGTCTTCTGCGACTTTCCAGACTTCAACGGCATCAGAAGGCCCTCTGTCTTGAGACCGACGCTTGGCGCTGAACCTCGATGCGCTCGCGGTTCACCTCGTTGCGCTCGTCGGCGATCTGCTCTTGCAGCTCCAAGCGGGCGGCGTCGGTGGTTGCGCGCTGCTTCTGGTTGGCGGCGTCCAGCAAAAGCTGCGCCTTCTCCATCTCGGTCTTGCGGTCTTCGGCCTTGTTCTTCAGCTCGAGTTCCCGCATGCGGATCATCACCAGCGGGTCGGCCATCGGATCGGGGCCCTGCGGCGAGATCATCGGCAGCAACTCGTCCATCAGCTCTTTCTGACGAATGGCGACAAGCTGCTCGACCTGTGCTGGGTCCTGCATTTGCTGCTGCGCCTGCATCACCATGCGCTGCACCATTTGCGGGTTAGCCTTCCCGGCCATGGCCTGAGCCTCTGCCGTCTGCATCAGCTGCATGATCTGGTTCTGGACATCGTTCCGAGCCTTGAGGGCGATGTGCTCAAGGACGTGGGCGTAGAACACGCCCATCGCAGTCGGCGACGTAGATACCAACGGGGTCTTCATAAAGGCCACGTGGAGCTGAATGTGGATGTCGTGCAGCTGGTCTGGGAAGGCCTGCGCCAGTTCGCCCATCAGGATACGTGCGTTCTCAGTCACCGGATCAGTGGGCTGCGGCTCCGGCGGAGCGGGCAGGATTTCCTCGATGTTCTGGACCTCAAGGGCCTGATACATGCGCCGGAATGCGGCATGCAGATTGTGCATCTGCGGTGCCGACTGAGCAAGTTGAAGCTGGGTCTGGGCCAAAGTGACGCGCTGCGCCATCGAGAAGATGTTCGGATCGCTGACAGGGATCACGTCGATCCGGTCGTCGAAGTCTGCAGCGAACACCGTCCGCTCCGCCCCGGCAACCTCGTAGGGGTACTCCTGCGGAAGGTTGTCTGCAAAAATGCGCGCAAGGATGCGGAACTCGGTCTTCTGTGCGTAATGGAGGCGTTTGTGGATCGCCGACATAACCTTCATGCCGCGCTCGAGAAGAGCGACGGTGGTCCCGACCGGGGCCTCTTGGTTCATGTTCCCGGTCTTCTCGTCCGCCAGCGAGATGAAGCGACGTCCCGCGTCGATCAGGCTGCCAAGCAGTTGGGCCAGCGTTGCGCTTGGCTCCTTGTAGGGCAGCGGCATAATCGAGTTGCGGAGGTCCCCACCGGGGGCGTCGATGTCGCGGAACTCGCCCGGGCGGATCGGCTCGTCGCTGTTGCGGACCCGAATGCCCTTGGCCTTGAAGCCGCCCGGCAGGTTCGCCAAGGTGCCCGCGTCAATCAGCTGACGCAGAATCGACGTAGCAGCACGGCCAAGACCGCCGATCATGTGGATCAGACCAAAGCCGTAGAAGCCCAGACCCGGCATGAACTTGTAGTGGACGAAGTACTGGCGCTTCTTTGCGAGGTCCGTGCCCTCTTCAAAGTTACGGCGGATCGACAGGATTTTGGACGACGCCTTGTCGATGGTGACGATATACGGCAGCTCGATACCTGTGGGCTCCCCCTCCGGATCGAGGTCCTCAAAGCCCTCAAGGTCTAGATTCACGTGCATCTCGAGCAGCGTGTAGGTCTTGTCCATGTAGGTCTTGGACGTGCCCTGCAGCTCGTCGACCTTTTCGCGCACTTGATCGACAGGTTCGTCGCTGGCGATCAGGTCGATGTCCCGGTACATCCCGGCGACCTGCATCTTGCGGATTTCGTTCTTGTCCATCCGCAGGCGGTGCGTAGCCCTCGGCGTCGTGTAGAGGTCCGCAGCCATGTACGGAACGACAAGGTCCTGCGCCGGGATGAACTTGGCCACCGCGCGCTGCAGACCCACGTCCCAGTAAACCTTCTTGAAGCAAGAGCCTGAGAGGGGCAGATAGAACAGGAGCTGGTCCATGTCCGGGTCATATTCTTCCATGACCTCGGTGATCTCGTAGTTCATGAAGTCCCGGACCCGGGCGGCTTGAGCCTCGCGCTCTGGGTCCTGCATGCCCATGACGCCCGTCTTGACCGGGCCGCCTGCGGGCAGGAGCTCCTTGTAGGCCTGCGCCTGAAACTGAGTGACGGACTCGGAGATGAGCGGGTGTGTCACGCCCGACGCGCCTTGGAAAGGCTCGGTACGCTCGATGGTCTTGACGCCGAGGAGGTCAAGGCCGTTGGTGTAGGCCTCTTCCCACTCTTCGCGGGACAGAAGGTCGTCCTCGTAGGCGGCCGTCAGGTCAGAGGCGATCTCGCCAAGGTAGGAATCCTCGAGGTATTCGGCGAGGTTGGCGTCGTGCGGAATTTGTACCTCGGACTCCATGGCCATGAGCGCATCCGCAACGGCCTGCACCATCGCGCCGCCGTCCTCGGTCTCCGTGACAATCGCCCCGCCCGAAAAGTCTTCGGCACCGGGCATCGAGAACTCGACCTGAGGAACCTCCTCGTCCATGCCGCCCTGCATGAAGCCGCTATCGGTCAAGGAACCTGCCATACGAGGTGCGACAGCCATCAGTAATACTCCCGTTTGCGTGGGATAAAGTCATCCCCTACGTCTTCGCCTTCAAGTGCCACAAATCCGCCCTGACGGAAACGCATTAGAGCCAGCGTCATGCTATCACAAAAGTCGTCATGATCGCCATCTGACGGAAACGCATTAGAGCCAGCGTCATGCTATCACAAAAGTCGTCATGATCGCCATTGGGAAAAGAAGTCACTTCTTCGATCACGTCTTCCGAGAAACTCTTGGCCTCCGGTGCCCATACCATACCCGCCTCGAAGAGCGGAGCAACCATGTGCATCCGGCTCACCTTGTCGCGCCCGCCGCCCCGGCCGCCCGGCGAAAAGCCAAGGGCAGGGATGTTCTTCAGGCGCAACTCGTCAATGAGCGGCTGACCTGTGGCCTTGGCTTCAACGAGAACCATGTCAGGCTGCCAGTACTCGTGCTCGTCGAAGGCAACCTGTTTGAGCTCCGGAAAGCTCCATCGGCCTCGCTGCGCGTCGAGCAGGATGATGTGGTCGGGGCCATCTATCTCCGGCTTGAAGATTCCCCACGTCGTGATCGCCGAATAGTCGGCGCTCTCCTTCTTTGAGAACGCGGTATCGTAGGCCTGAAGGACATAGTCCAGACGCGGGATGTCTTCCTTCTCCCACATGCGCCACCAGTCCTTGCGGATGATGCCAGCGTCGGAAGTCGTCGGTTGCTGCTGCCACTGGGCCGACCACTTGGCGGCCGGAAGCGAGGCCTTGATCGACA